GTTCAAATCAGTACGGAATGCAATGTTTTGCCCTAGGAAAGCAATTAGGTCAATGAGTGCAAGGTACTCTGAACTTTCAATATAGTCGTTAAAATCTTCTGGATAATTTTGTCGAATATAATTGATCATTGTTCGACGTAAATTATCGAAGTCGTATGATTTAAAATCAGCATTTCTATAACTTTGATAGATACGCTTCCAATCTTCTGCTACTAGCAGTCTATTTTGTCTGTCTGTACTTGACATGGATTTGCTTTCCTCTTAACTATACAGTATTTATTCAAATGAATTAACTGCGTATATTATTAGTTTGCTAGAAATCCATTATTTTGATCAAACGATAGTCGCATATTTTCTGAGATGTTATATGGCAAAAATAGTAGAGTCGTGTCTATTTGCAGACCGCTTTCGTATTGATCAATAGTAATAGAAGTAACACTGACTCTTGGATCGTAATTAACAATCATAGTTACATTTTCTGCGATAATTTGTTTTAAACTTTCGGTTAACGGTTCATATAATATGTCCCATATAATTGTTCCGAAACTAGGGTTACTAAGTAATTCACCTTGCCTAATATGAAAGTGATTAATAATGTCTTGTTTTACAATTTGTAAATCGTATAACTGAAAGCCGATTGAGTCAGGATTAACTGTCGAAAAGCCTTTATAGGTTTTTTCGCCAATGCCGTAATCAGGGCGTGTATTACCTGTTACAGTAATTTCTTTATAAAGTTTCTTCTCTAATGTGCTCATACTGTATTTACCTCTTATTGTGCGCCGCTATTTGGTGTTGTTAACGTAGCATTTACATTAGTGCCTTGTGAATCTGCTGTTTCTGCATTTCTTACTTCTTCGCGCAGTTCTGCTACACATGCTGCAAATGTATCTTCTTGTGTTACTGCGCTGCCTGTTGCTCCGCCTGCTGTTTCTGAAGTCGCACTTCCTGCACCAGCAACCACTACCGACGGTTCACCTGCTGCTGCCGCAGTTTCTGCTGGGGGGCCATTTAGATGAACAGGTTTAGCTGATGTAAAATGTCCACTACTTGCTATATGGCTTGTACCGCCACAAGTAAGGCGACCGTTTGCACCTACGGTTATGTCCCAATTTGCTCCAGTTTGTTGTGCAATGTTGCTAGCTGCAATCATGTTAATATCAGCACCTGCTTTAAAATTAATATTTTTTCCAGCGTCAAAGTTTATATCTTCGTCAGAGTGAAAACTGATATTACCTTTTGAATACACTTCAAGTGTACCAGCGGCTGTCATTTCTATCCAAGTTTGGCCGCTACCGTGTGCAATATAAATTAAATCTTCTGAATTATGTAATAACAGTTGATGCCCGGTTCGAGTTCTTAATCTTATTAATTCATTAGCAGGAATCATAGGATCGCCGCCATCTGCTAACGATGCATATTCACTAGGTGTTGTAGCTGCTGGTCCTTTTCTAAACATACTAGGATCACCGTCATCCATTACAAAAGTTGACCCAGTTAGCCGTGATGCAGGAATTTCTGTTTGGGCACCAACTGCTCCTACTTTTACCTTAGGATGACCTGGTCTCCTGTCGAGTGGACCAGGTGTATTCATTCCAAATACCATACTAGGCACTTCTCGCCTAGCACTTGATGTAGTAGTTCCGCGGACTTGGTCGTTTTGTAATCCAGCACGTTCTAAAATTGCCGAAGCATCAGTATTAACTGGCTTTATAAACTGTGTAGGATTGTTTCCTGACCCAGGTTCGTTGCGCTTATTATACTCGCCCACCGGAAGTTGTTTAGCTGGATCATCCTTGTTGCTTTTAGTACTAGCATTACCCGGAACCATAAAGTTCATAAATTGTTCTTGCACACACCCAAACCAGTATCCTCTAGATCTGTTTCCTTCTACAAATGTAACTAATACCATAGAACCGATATCCGGTGGCACTGCCCACATTCCGTAACTCTTCTGAGTGTGGTCAAAACCGTCGTTATCGCTTGTGCCGGAATACGGAGTTATACCATAAAATGGACTTAGATAACTTACTTCTACCATTTCTCCAGTAACGTTTGTACTGTTGCCTTCTGTAGATGTTTTTAATAATTCAACACCTAGTCTTCCCATAAATTCGCTGTCTAAGTGATTTCTTACAATAGCCATAAACGGACCTGGTCCGTCAAACGAACTAATTTTTTGGCCACCTATTGGGGTTCTATTTTCTTGTCCTGCCATTAGTTATTCCTTAAAAAGGTCCTGATTGCTGTTGTGCTTTTGCTTCTTGTCGCTGTCGTAATTGACTTTTGCCGCCTGGTTTAGTTGTTCCAACTGGAATGCCGCCGTCTAATGGTGCAGGCCTTGATGATGTTGTTGGAGCAACACCTTGTCCATAGTCGTCAGCACTGCCTACTATTTCATTAGCGTTAGTTTCGGTCATCTGCGAGTCTGGTACAGTTGTGTTAACTGCTAGCTCAGATGCAGGTGTTCCAAGATCGTCTTGTCTCGGTCTTCGGATAGTCTGAAGTGTTTGTGTAAACTGTCCTCCAGAAAATGTATTATTTACAAATACTACTTGATACACTCCGCTAAATTCAGATACCGGAGCTGACCCGCCACCTGGAAATTGCATGTATCCATCTGGTCCATAATCAAGCGGGGTTCTAAAATTAAGCTCAATGTCAACTTCGCTACTTTGATAATTTATTGTACCGTCGGATGTAACATTTAAAGTTCCAGGCATTTGTTCTGCATTGTAATTACCCATTCCGCTATCAGCTATATAGTACGGATCACCTAATATTGTTAAGTCAACCATAATTAAGTCAACTGGACTATTCATCAATGCTTCGTTAAAGTCTCGTGCAATTTGAGATTCTGGACTAATTAAACCAACGCCTCCGTCTATTAGATTAGGAAGTGCTACTTTAGACATCATTCTGCCAACTTCATTAGCACTTTCGTTTCCGGGTGCAACACCTGGTGATGCTTTTTCACCTGTTGCTGTAGTTTCTTGTACAACAGAAGTTTTACTATCAGCACCAGCTTGTCCCATATCTCCGCCAATTGATGCAAAGAACGCTGTATTAAATTTAATGTCAAAATCAATAATATCTTTGTTTAGCCCAGTGTATATATAATTATATTCTTTTGCTGCTTGCTGCTTTAATTGAGGAATACTTGGACTGCCTTCTGAAGGGGCAATAAATTTACTTAGATGTACTAGATAAGGTATAACTCGGTAAACAAATATTCTTGATGGCATGCCAGTTTTTGATACAACATTTGGGCTACTATCGGCATTATAAACTTGTGTTTCGATCCTAAACCAAGGAATCATACCATTGCCGTCGGGCTTCTTAGTCGAAACATCTCTACCGTATTCACTGGTTATAATAATTTCTTCAATTATTGTTTGAATGCGTTTACCTGAAGAAAAAGTACCTTGTCTAACATCACCAGTTAATTGAACTCTACAACAATCTATTTCGCCCTGAGTAAATTCGCTTTCGGCATTTGTATAACTTTGCATTGGACGTGTGCCGCCATCTGTATTAGCTTTTGTAATCTTTGATTTACCAATAGAGTTCATAGTCCCTAACTGCTCTGCATACTCTCGAATATTTTCTCCAATAGCAGATCGCTTAACTGATATTCCAGCAGCGTTTGCTATTTCAGCTGCATAATCAACTGGTACTTTGCCAGTAGTATCGCCTGTTGCTGAAACATAAAATTTCTTTATTTCTTCGTCAGTAAATTCTCTAGTAGTTGCACTATCGTCGCCAGTTTGTTCTGGAGCACCTTTCATAAACTGACTAGATTCTTGCGCAGAAGAACTTGATGTTGGAAACATTATAACATATTGGTTTGCTTTTTCAACTTTTTTAGCAGCCTCTAATGCTAACTCTCGATCATTTAAAATACGTGTTAAGCTTTTTTCGCCAGTTTGCAACATTTCAGCTACAGTAGATCCAGCAAAACTTACATCCGAGTGCGTAGTTTGTACTTGATCAGTTAATGCAATTTCGTGATAAGGTATTGCTTGTACAGAATACTCACTACCGCCTTCAGTAACATCAAATTGGATATCTACAAACTTTAATGGAAACATTCTACGTAAATTGCTTGCATGAATATATTTTCCAGTATCGTCATACCCTTTAAAATCAACAGTTAACAAATACGGTGCTTCGATATAACTTGATAATGGGCCCTGTGCCCGTTTAGCTGCTACTTGTAACGCTTGTATAAACAATCCCATACTATAGGGCTCAGTTACTTTAAAGCTAATGCTTGTTGCGTTTGTAGCCCGTGTGCCTTCATTGCCTGCAATAATTGTTTCAATTTCTACATCATCTATAAAATATTCAACTTTTCCTGCTGATTCATAAAGTGTTGAACTGCCTGGAGTCGGGCCGCCGCCGCTTCTTAATATTATAACTTCTGGCTCTTTACGTCTATAAGTTTGATCAGGAAATTGTAATTCATTTTCAGATAAACATCCTAAAGTAAAGCTATAAGTAAAACTTGCAAATTGTTCTAAATCATTAGGCAACTTTCCAGAACCATATATTCCTGCGCCTAAGAAGCCGCCGAACTTGCCGCCTAACATATCACTAACTACGCCTTTAATGTTCTCCATATACCCTTGACTTAAAATAGACGGACCGGATTGACCATTTAAGCTATTTGAAAGGTTAACCGTTGCACACATACTGTCTTGCACTGAACCTGTTACTGAATCTAGAATACCGTCTGTTGATATGTTAGTACTTTGCACAAACGCCTTAGCAGCATCAAGACTTCCTTCACCGTTAGCAGCTTGCCTTTCTTTAAAATTCTGAGGTTTAAGTATATACTTGCTCATATTATATTCCCAATATACGTGTTAATGCGTTACCTTTAGGTATATAAATTTGTATACCTGCTACTAAATCAAATATAGGGTCTTTAAGTATTTCTAAATTACGCTGGGCAAAAACCCACCATAAATCTTTGTCACCGTATAAATCAAATGCTAATAAATCAGGACGGTTTGTATACTGAGGTTGTACAGTATAAAGTACATCGTCGGATTCTGCAGGTATTGGACGTATCTTTAAAATGTCGAGATATTGACCATCTTGCATTTGCGTATTAAACCACGGACTTGTTCCTGTATATTGTGCCATTAGATGAACCCCGGGCCTTTGCCGCCGCTAGCATATTCACCGCTAACAAACTTATCTAAGCTAAATTGCTGCACAGCACGTCTGCTGTAAGTCGGCATTAGCACTACTGATACAGTACATCTTGTAGGTGCCCAAGTATCTAATTCAGGTACATAAATGTAATCTACATCTGATGGCAAGTCACAAGTAAATTGCTGTACTACTACCGGAACATTTTTAAAAACAAAATCTCCGTAGCCGTTAAGTTGTACTACTGGAGGCGGAGCGCCTTGGTTGCTTGAATTGCCATATGACATTTTTGTAATGCTTCTTAAATAATGAACCATTGCTACCCAATAAATTCCTTCAGCTGCATTTTCAATTATAAAATCGCCACTAATTTGAATATTATCTGGTTGACTGCTTTGATAAACTGGAAACGGATAGTTACTATGCGTAGGTTTAACTTGAGCATAGTTTGCACTATTTGACATAATAATAGATGGAGTATAAGGAAAAATCATTCCGCTAGTTTTATTTAATGCTGCTGCAAGATTAGGTTCTAATCCCATACCGTGTGGCACAGAAAGTCTAACACGCCAATCATCGTTATCTGACCCTTTCCAACTAACATCACTAAACCCTATGCCGCCTGGCATTCCAAATTTAGGAAGGCCGCCACCGCGAAGCAAGCTCATAAAGTTTTTAGCAGTGAATATATCTTCAGCAACACCCTTTATCGCATCTCCAGCTTGGCCTATAAAGCCTTGACCAAAATTAGCTGAACTACCTAAACGGTTGCTAACTGAGGCTGCTGGACTAACTGTATTTCGAGCTTGGGATTGATATGATGTACCAATGTCGCCACCTGGATTAAAATTTGGCATTTTATTTGTCTCCTATATACATTATTTAGTTGACTTTTTAATGTATGTATA